TTGTAGTAGTTCACAGCCAGCGTCACCTTGTGCTTGGCGGCTTCACCCGCTTTCCATGTGCCCATGTCGCTCTCTTTGATGCGGCCTCGCAGAGTGACCACCACTGGCGTGGCTGTGCCGTCAGTCGGGTTGGTGATACTGCCCTGGACGCGGAAGGATTGCGCTGCACCAGCCTGCAGGCCAAACAGCTTGAGCACATCGGCATCGAACTCGCCGAGGGTGAAATCGGCCTCCAACTTCTCCATGCCCATGTCGAGCTCCATCGGCGCATCCATCCCGCCTGCGCGGTACTCATCCATTTTCAGGGTGAGTTTGGGTAGGTTGATTTCATCGGCTTTGCCTGCGAACCCCTTGCCCTCAACGAATACGTTGAAATCTTTTAATACACTTGCCAATGCCATCATTTCGCTCCTTTCTTCTTGGTTTTCACTTCCTCAAGCGTGCCGTCCGCAATCAGGAACTGGGCGGCACGCTGGTGGAGGGCGATGGTGTCGCCCTCATTCAGGTGTGTGTTGTTGATATGCGCCGGGCGCAGTGTTTTGTATGTTTTCATGGCTTACCCCTTCGGTAGTAGTTCAACAAGATACTTGTTGGTGATGGTGGCCTGAAATCCGAGCTGCTCTAGCGGGGGCACTGGCGTATAGTCGTAATCAATCCACAACTGGCCTGCGCTCATGGTGACTGTGGTATTCAGATCCGGATCAAGCCAGGCGTTGGCATCAACGATATATCCAAGCGCTTTGAGTTCGCGGAACTTGGCATTTACGCCGTCCACGATCTCATCAAACAGCACGCGACTCATCGGTTTATCCATCGCCCACAAGTGAGCCTCGGCAATGGAATCGGCCAGTACGTCACCGGTGCGGACAGCGGATTCAAATGCGAACACAGGATCAGCAGATGGTGTGCGACTGCCCCAGAAGCGATAACCGTCCTGTTCAATAATGGTTGTGATTTCGTTTTCATTGAGCAGGTTGGCTTGCGAGTTGGCATTTTGCAGATCCCAGCTGACCGGCTTGGTCATGCCTGAAACGCCATTGACCGGAATATTCGAGATCGTCTTATGCCAGCCAACATCGTTATCCAGCTTGGCGCGCATGCCCAATGCACGGGCGGATGCAGGCTGTGTGATGAAGCTGTTGGTTGTCGTGTCCCACACCTCAAAGCCCGGCCACAGCAGCATGGATCGCTTGTTGCCGTAGGCCACGCGGTCGGTCAGTGCGGTTGGTACATCAGCCGATGCCAGATCGTAGTAGGCAAACGCCCGCAGATCGGCGGTGAGTGAATCCATTGCGGCGGCTACCGGCTGGAATGAAGTCCAACCCGGCGCCCCGAGGATGCGTGGCTGCACACCGAGCTTGGCCTTGGCCGTAAGCAGTGCCTGCATGCCGGTGGAGATGCCCGCTGCCGTGACTGTACCGATGATATTGCTCTGTGTGGCAGCAGGTGATCCGCCGTCTGCGACGCGCACTACCACCATGATCGGTGCCACCTGATCGAAGATGGCATCCATGCTCATAGGCAGCGTACCCAGACCATTGCCTGTGGTGTCCAGCTTCGCCGCCTGTTTGCGGTCGCCTACGACCAGCACCGGCGTATCGAGTGGGAACGCTTCATCTGCGCCGCCTGCAAGTGCAACTTGTTTGGTGGTTGCTGTCACCACGCCTGCGCCGGTGGATGCGCCGGAATTGGCTGCGGTGAGTAATGCTGATGCCTGCGCGCTGGCCGCAATCGCTGTGATGATATTGGCCGCAGTCGATGTGACCACGCCGCCTGCATCTGTAGCTAGGCTAACAGTAATCACGCTGTTTTTCACACTCACCGCAATCGCCGCGCTGTGGGCCCTGGGATCGGCTAGCATAATTTGCACATTGTTGCCCGCCGCTCCTGCCGGCGCGGTATAGGTGATGCCGTTATTGGCCGCCACAGTGCCGGTGGTGGCAGTGGCCGCCGCTGCCGGAGCAGAATCGGGCGCGGTGCCGACAATGCCGATCACCCCCGTATTGATGGTGCGAATCGCGCGCACCGCATTGGTTTTTTCTACGACGCGAACGCCGTGCAGATATGCTGGCATATCAAGCCTCCTTTTTTATTCCGAATTCGTGTTGATAACTTCTTTGGCAATGGTCTGCGCCGAAGAACAGGTTGATGAGCCGCTCAAATGCGCCTGCATAATGATTGCCACGGCTGGCCAGCCAGTATGTGCGACTGGAGACTGTCCAGTCCGGTTCGCCGTAAAGGATAGAACCACCGAGCTGATCCAGCCCGATGGCAGTTGCCCACCAGAGATCGCGCAATGGTTTGCGCATGACCATGTGGCGAGCTGCCTGCCCGATGAGCAGCGGCAGCCCAAGCACAGTCATCAGAGCAAAGGCGAGTAGCATCAGGGCAAAGGCGCGCATATTACAACCCCAGCTTTGCCTTTTCTGCGCGGCCCCATGCTCTGGCCGATTCAACCGCAACCTGATAATCGGTTACGGCTTGCAATTCGGCGGCGCTGGGAGTGTATGTTTTCTGCAGCGACCCGATCGATATGCGAGCCAGCTTCAGCTCGTCATCCAGCGAGTATTGCGTACGAATCTTCTCGCATACGCGGTCGTTGATAAGCTTAACATGTGGAGACAGGGATTTGATTTCTGCAACCTGGGCTGCCGTCAACGTTACCGCTTTGACAGATTTGGCGATTTCCTTAGGCTGCACAGGCAGTGTTGCAGATGCGGGCATGGATACATATGTCAAACCATCCGCCAACGTGGCCAGCTCGGTTCCGATCATCTGCCCCGACTTATCAACAGGTAGAACAAGCGTTCGCGTGATTAATCTGTCTGTATATTTTTTGTATGCAATGATCTTCATTTACCATCTCCTTTGATATTTTCCCCAACATGTGTCGAAGTGAACTTGTATTGCGTGCGTGTCCGAGCACCGACACTGCACACTGAATGTCATGGTTCCTGATCGCTTTTCTAAATACATATAGGCTGCGTTTGCGGATAAATCGTTTGCTTGCCCATGTTCGATAACCGACGAAATTCACACCCTTATGCACTGGTGCGATTGCTGTGTGCGAGTATTCCAGATGCAGTTTATCTTGAATGAATATCTCAATCTTTGTGCGCGCCTCGATACACTCAGTCTTGGTCAATCCAAATAACACGGCGTCATCTACATACCGGCAATAGTGACGCACCTTGAGTTCGCGTTTGATGTAATGATCCAGTGGATTCAAATAGATCAGCGCATAGAGCTGCGACAACAGGTTACCAATCGGGATGCCGAGTGGTTCACCGTGATCAGCGAACTGCATCATGACATCAACCATGCGCGTGTCTTTGATCTTACGCTCAATCAGTCGCCGCAAAATGGCGCGATCGATGCGATAGAAAAACTTGCGGATGTCGATCTTCAGCGTATAGCTGTCGCGTGGCGATGCGCGCAATGCTGCCTGCGCAAAGTCAGCCGCTTTGTGTGTACCCAAGCCTTTCCGGCAGGCAAATGATTGATCAATAAACGTGCGATCAAATATCGCATTCACTGCCGCATAGATTGCGTGTTGCACCACAAGGTCGCGAAATGCAGGCGCGTAAATCGTGCGTTGCTTTGGCTCGTAAACCTCAAAATTATAGTATGGCATCGGGCGATACGTGCCACCCCGCAACTCACAAAATAGAGCATCAAGATTATATGCCAGTCGCCGCTCGAAATTGAAGCAGGCACGTTTGCCGGACTTATGTCTGGCAGCTGCGTGATACGCAGTGAGCAATGCATCACGCGTAAACGCCCGCTGATATATATTGCCGATACGCTTCATGATGCCGCCGCATGAGCTTCGGTCGCCCTACCACAAAGACGGCGGCGTTGCAGATTTCGCCGTGAATAAATCACGCGCCGGAAACCATCTCCCTTGATTCCACTTCGATCATGTGATCCGTGAGGTATCGAGTCCGCACGAAAGCCCACATTGTTGTTCGAGTTGGCTCGCACATTGTTGAGATTCAACGCCCACACCCCGGCGGTGCCGCCATTGTTCCAGTTGCCGCTCGAGATCGGGCACATGTCAAGATGATTCCCGTTGACGGGCGGATACAATCCACCCACCAATCATTTTGCCGAGTTCATCAATCAACTTAGATAGAGCGAGATAGCGATGTTCGCCCTGCTCGACTGGTGATTGTTCGGCAATCTTTCCTGCCTTGAATCCGAAGTATCCGAGACTGTGTGCCAGTCTGATTAGCATGCGTAGCTGCTCATGTCGGATATCCAGATTCGTCAGTGTTGTTTTCTTGTGGTAGCGCTTTTGCGCCTCCACGATATAGCCATACATTTCATACGCCGTGCGGCGAATCTCTAATGCTAAGCCATATTTCTCATGCTTCGGAAAATGATTCAGATGGATATTCATCAGCTTCGCAAATTCCGTGAATTTACGATCCAGCATTGCTTCATCGTGCATACCCATTATTGAAAACCGCTCATATCGCTATCGCTCAATCGCTCAGAGATACAAGGCCGCACGAAAGCCCACATTGCTGTTCGAGGCGGCCCGCACACCGCCGAGATTCAACGTCCACACCCCGGCGGCGGCGCCATCGAGCCAGTGGCCGCTCGAGATCGGGCACATTTCATTCGGCTTGTAATCCCATAGATAATCATTACCGAATGCATTTGCTCCGCCGGTGACCAGTGGGATGCCTGCGCCGGCTGCATTCCATGCTGCTCCTGATGTGGCTTCGGACAGCGTCTGGGCAGTCGGGCTGCCGAGTGGTACTACGCGATTTGCGCCTGTTGCCCACAGTGTTGCATATGCAGGGCCAAGGTTGACATACCGAGCTGCCAGTGCCGCCGCCCCCCATAGGTCTGTTGAGAGTGTATTGCCCGCTGTTGTTGCGGCCATTTTTGCCGATGAACTCAATATATAATAGTTTACACCATCAGATGTGATGCCTGGATTAGCCTCCCACATGTTGCCGTTGAGGTCGGCTACACCGCAGTTTTGACCATTGTGTGTTGTGCGAGCAAACAGGTTCGCCGAGCCGGTTTTGCCGGCGTTCGGGTAGCCGTCCGGCACATACGCTATCGCAGCGTCATTAGTATCGCCCAGGGCATTGTTGTTATTCCCTTTCGGATAGTTTGTGATACCAAGTGCATCATACCATGCGCACCATGTTGCGGCGGTTGCGGCCTGACCATGCGCCAGCGATAGCATGGCCAGTGCAGAGTGAATAAACCGCGTATTGCAGAAAAAATTAACGCCGCGCGATTTCGATGCAAGGATCGCGCCGCCGTAATTATTTGCCGGCGCATTATTCAGCGCGGAGATGGGATTGTGCGCAGCGTTGGTTGATAGCGGATTGCCGAGTGCAATGCTTGATGCAATGCCACCGTTGTTTGAACATTGATATTTATCAACAAACACGCCCGATTGAACTGCGCCGCCATCGTAAAATGCGCGGTGTAGCGCATAGCCTGCTGCATTCGCAGCGGCTACCGTGCTGTATGGCCCGCCGATAAACGGCACAATATCCACAATGTTGACTGCCAGGCCGTTCGCGCCCGTCCCCCATTTGTAATAAAATGCCGGAATCCACACCATCACCGAGCCATCAGAATATTGATAGTTGCCGTAGTTATCATGTGCAACATCCCGCGTGCCCGGCATTTCCGCCATGCCCGCTGGCAAGGGGCCGGGGCAAATACCCACGCCGAAACCCTGCTGTCCGGGCGTTACAGACGATACCACCGGAGCTTCGCCGATCATCCTGCGAACTTCATTCGTTAATGTATTGGATGCCGTCACCAGCTCTGTAATTGTTGTCTCTAATGGCATGTTATAATCCTCCGGATTTTAATCTTGACTC